CTGCAGCGCCATCTATAAAACTATGGGATTAATATGAAAAAAAGAACCACTAAAAAAACATGGCTACTCCGTATCGGCTGTGCGGCTGGGTGGTTAGCTGCAATTACAATTTGGTTGTTTATCACAATGTTCGATGCAAACGCGGATACAACCATTGCGACTGCACTCCCTTTTATCACCCCATCAATGCTGCTTGCTACCATTGTGGGCGCGATTGGTAGTTACCTCGCATTCGGCGAAGATAAAAAGTTTCCGCCTTCTGCTACTAGCATTGGTCATGTTTTGCTTGGGTTTGGTGCTGGACTATTCTTTACCCGAGGTAGTCTTGAGCTAATGGGTCATATCGATAGTAGTGATGACGTAGTGTTACTGGTTAGTTTTTTGTGGGCATGCGGTGGCTATTTCTTTTTACGATTGGTTATCTCTGTCGTTAATTCTGAAAAGATGGTCAAAATACTACCAGACTGGATCGCCCGCTTACTTGGAGTTGATAAACGATGATTACTTTTAATCTTATACTGATGCTCGTTACGTCAGCACTACTGCTCGTTATGCTAATACGCACGCGGTGCTACGATAGTGTGGGATGGTGGGCTTTTAGGTTGTTGTCATGCTACTCATTAGTCTGTTTTGTTTACCTCACTTACGATACAAATATCGCGGGCAACGAGCTACAACTAAAATACTTGTTTGTACGCGTCGGGTTTTTAACCCTGGTCGCGGCTATGGTTTTATCTTGGCGTCTTATCACTTCAGAGTATAACGATAAACGTAAGCAAAACTTTAATATGCGTCTAAAAGATATTTTTGGATTAGGAGAGTAGGATGAGTAATAACGCTGTTTTTGATGAAGCCTTTGATCGTCTGATGGTAAACGAGGGCGGCTACGTGAACCATCCGAACGATCCGGGCGGTGAAACGATGTATGGTGTCACCAAGCGCGTGGCTGTTGCTAATGGTTATTATGGTGATATGCGTCATCTATCAAAATCATTTGCCAAAAAAGTCGCTAAAAAGTCATATTGGGATGCGGCTCATTGCGATGAATATGACCCTGTTGTCGCGGCTCAGGTATTTGATGCTGCTTATAATCACGGCCCTCGTAATGCTATTAAGTTCTTGCAGCGTGCAGCTGGTGTTAATGATGATGGGATAGTCGGCCCTATTACTATTGCTAATGTGAACCGTCTAAGCCCAAATTCTGTTGTGCTTAAATTCTTGGCTACTCGGTTAAGATTCTTTACTGATTTGCGCACATGGGACACATTCGGAAAAGGCTGGTCCCGTCGTATTGTTGAGCAACTACAAGCTGCAGCGGATGCATTGGAATGAAATACCTTCAGCAACTAAAAGACGATCTACTTACTAATTTTGCAGCGAAGATAACTGCAGATAAAGTGCATCTTTTTTTAGTCAATGGTGAGCTACCGTCAAACAAAGGCGATATTAATTATATCGCTCGCTTTTTATTTATTGATTGCCGTGACAATGATCCCTTTAGCTTGATAACTTACATTCGCAAGTGGTTCGAATCAAAAGGTTATCCGGTACCGGATTTGAATTTTGATTGTGAAGTTATCGATGCTGAAACTTATGATTTGACTATTGATATCGGTTTGATGGACAAGCTCGTTATTAGTGAAGATGGCAGCTATCATCAATGTCCGCCTAAAGTTTGGTCTGAGGCTCTTGGTGACTTTGTGACCAAAGATATTGCTGACGCGGTCGGACTATGAGTGATAACTTTGACGAATTAGCGCCTTGGCTTGAGCGTATAAATCAGCAGCTCGACGCAAATCAAAAGCGCAAACTTAACCGGCGTATCTCTACTAAGATGCGCACAGCTTGGAAGCGTCGTATTAAGGCGCAAAAAGATCCGGATGGTCGCAAATTTACCCCGCGTAAGCGTGACCAAGCAGGAAGTATTAGACGCGGCGCGATGTTTAAGCGTCTGCCTAAAATGTTAAAGACCGCATATAGCAGTCGCCATGCTGAGATTGGTTTTAGCGGCCGTACCGCCGAGGTCATGAAAGTGCATCAGTTTGGCCAAACGATTAAGCCAAATGAAAACTCAAAGCCCACTCGCTACGCGGTCCGTGAAACTATTGGTTGGTCAGATGATGATAAGAAGCTTATCATTAATGAAATTAAAGATTTTTTATTGGAGGATTAGACTATGATTGCCGAAAATGTAGTAATGACTACTGATAACGAAGGTCACAACTACTATGTGCCGGTTGACAAGCTGCAAGATTTCGGCGATTGGTGTGATAGCGATCCTGATGAAGATTTTGAGCACGGCACTAGATTTGACGGTGAATGTTTTGTAGTAAATATTATTAAGAAGCTCTGATAATCGTTTTACCCCTTTCCTCTACCCCGCCATCGTGCGGGGCTTTTTATATCCGCAAATCACACTTACGGATAGTTATTAGATGCACGCGTTATAAGTCTCATACAGACTATAGCTATGAATGCAGAAGACCAACGCCGCCTACATAATATCGCCACTATTGGCACGGTTACGCATATAGATGCAGACCGTGCTTTGATGCGCTTGTCTGTTGGTGACAACGAAACCGATTGGTTAAGCATCCCTACTGTCGCAGCGGGAAAAGTAAGCGTATGGCGCTGTCCCAGTATCGGTGAGCAGTTTTTGTTGGTATCGCCAAGCGGTGAATTAGCAAATGCCATTCCCGTGATGAGCCTGTATAGCGACCATAACCCTAGCCCGAGTGTAAACCCTAATGAAATCCGCATCCGCTATAACGACACTGACTTTTGCAGTATTGATGTGGTTAAAAGCCAACTCACAATGCATATCAGTAAAGTTACCAGTCAAGCAGCCACTAGCATGGTATTTGATACGCCTATAGCGTCAGTGACTGGCGACTTAAAAGTCGAGGGTTCTATTGATTGCGCTAAGTCAATTACAGCAGCTGATGAAGTTACCGCTTCCGGTATTAAACTTACTAAGCATACGCATAGCGGTGTGAAATCTGGTGGTTCAAACACGGGGCAGTCACAATGATGATGAATGCTACCGGCATGTCACGCACAAATGGTCAATTACTCGATCAAGATAAACATCTGCGTCAGTCAATACATGACATTTTGACTACGCCATTGGGTACCAGATTAATGCGCCGCGAATATGGCAGTCTTTTACCCTTCTTAATCGACGCTCCTGCAAATGACGCTACGCGGTTAAAACTTATGGCGGCCACGGCCACCGCACTTATCCGCTGGGAGCCGAGGATTAAAGTTAGCAAGGTCAGCTTGTCTCTAATTAACGATGGCATTAATAGCGGTTGGAATACATTGATTGAAATGCGCCGCGCTGATAATTCAACGTTGACTACCTCATTGTCACTAGTGCGAGGTGCTACATGAACAGTGTATTTACCGCGATTAATCTACAAGGCTTACCGCCGCCAAACCTAATCAAACCAATCGCCCCTGAAGTTGAGCTTGCCGAGATTAGAGCTGAGTTTGCTGCCAAGTTTCCGCAAAACCACCCTATACACGAAGCGTTGGCGTTAGAGTCAGAGCCGGTTAATAAAATTTTAGAAGTTTTAGCATATCGCTATAGCTTGAAAGTCAGCGAAATTAATCGTACCGCGCGTAGCTTGATGCTTGCTTATGCCAATGGCGCCGATCTAGATCATATCGGTGTGACTTATTACCGCGTACAGCGCAAAGTTTTACAGTTTGAAAACTTAACGACTAATCCAGTTACGCCTGAGATATTAGAAGATGATACCGCTTATCGTGATCGCTTGGCTTTATCAGTAGAAGCTGAAACAAAGGCTGGTAGCGCGGGTGCTTATTTGTTTCATGCGTTATCTGCTAGTTCTGAAGTGTTTAATGCGACCGTGCATAGCCCAGCGCCCACTGAAGTTGATATCTATTTATCCGGACAAATTGACGGTGACGTACTTGAGCAAGCAAACAAGACGGTAGGAGTAAGTCAAGCAGCTATCAACGATGTAGCAGCAACACTGACTGCTGATGATGTGCGCCCTTTAACTGACTTGGTGCGAGTTCATGGCGCTACTGCCAAGGCTTATCAGATAGAAGCGGTAATTTATATTAAAGCGGGTATCAGTCCGCAGTTGATATTAGATCAAGGTTTGGCTGCTCTACGCGCCTACTTACGATCCGAATTTAAACCAGGACGCCGCATTGCGACCAGCCGAATTATTGGTGCATTGGATGTTAATGGTGTTAGTCGTATCGAGTTAGTTAATCCGGCATCTGATGTCCTGGTCAATATATCTCAAGTAGCGCATTGCACTAGCTTTGATATTAAGGCGGTGAGCAGTAATGACTGATTTGTCACTACTCCCCGCTAACAGTCAGCCGCTTGAGCGTGAGCTTGCAACATTTACAACGCGTCTTGAGTCGATAGATGTGCCTTTCAGTTTGATTTGGGATGCTGATAGCTGCCCTATCGAGTATTTGCCATTTTTGGCTTATGCGTGGTCAGTCGATGAGTGGAACGATAATTGGTCTATTGAAACTCAGCGCAATGTTATTCGTAATTCCATATCAGTACACCAGCGCAAAGGTACTTTGGATGCTGTCAAGCGAGCCTTAGCCGCAATTAATTACAGTACAACCGTAACAGAATGGTTCGAGACTAATCCAAAAGGAGTGCCGGGCACTTTTAGTATCTCAGTCACTCCGAGTAATAGCAAAGTAACTGACTCAGTCAGACAAGTTCGCGCTGTTGTCGACGCGGTAAAACGCTTATCAGCTCATTACAGTATTTATTTTGGTTCGGCCGCTTACTCTACTGTCGCCGCTTATGCTGTGCCTGTTGTCGCCGTCGAGATTACTGTTACTAACTAACTTTTATTAACTACTACTAGGACAATTACTATGCCAAATATCGAACAGCCTCAAGGCTTAACCAAAACTATCTCCAATCCTACAGCTAACGCTGACGGCAAGTTTGTCGTTGACTTTAAGATGCCAGAGGATAGCGGTATTGCGACTGCTAGTCACTTAGCGTTACTGATCAATGATGGTGCGGCGCGAACAGCGGTTGACGTTATCTTTGATCCCGCCTTACTGCGCACTCGATTCGATACTGTACACGTCGAGGTTATTAGTAACGTCGCTACGAACCTTAATGTTTATGCGCTGCTAAAGCCTGAAGATGTTGTTGACTATACTCAGGCTACTAAGCGTGTATTGGCAGTAGAAGCAGATAAGCCAGTTCTTTTCGCTATTAAAAAGTTAGATAGCGTCATTGTATTTGACGGTGCTGATATCGATCGCATTCAAACTACGGTCGCACCGGAAAACGGTGGCGCTTTCGAGCTTTAACGTCTACTTACTTGTAACTACTACCAAGGGCGACATGATGAGCTACCAGCTTTTACTGACAACCATAGGCAAACAGAAGATTGCAGCCGCTGCTAATACAGGCAGCGTCTCTTTAAGTATTACTGAGTTTGCGATCGGTCAAGGTATCGACGTTGACTTTAGTCAGCGACTAGATGAGCAGGTATTAGTCAGTAAGCGCTATCAAGGCTCTGTTGAGAGCATCACTCCAACATCTGTTGCGGGTCAGTACGAGATCGTCTGTATTGTGCCACCGAATCAAGGCGGCTGGACTATTAGAGAGATAGGGCTTATTGACGCAGATGGAGATCTTATCTGGGTCGGTAGACTGCCAGAAGTCGAAAAGCCCGCCGCCAACTCAACGGCTGCGGTTGATTATCGTATTAAAGCCGTTATCAGTATTGATAACCCTGATGTTAGCTTAGTGATTGACGCTAATGTAGTCACTGCTACGCGGCAATGGGCCTCAGATACGTTTGTGCCGCTTAGTCATTTGACTGATGAAAATCCTCATAGTCAGTACACAGTCAAAGAGACTAACGATAAGGACATAAAAGAGCTGCAAGATTGGATAAATATCTTATTTAATCTCAAGCCTATTAAAGTCGGCGATATTTATACAACCACTATCGATCATGCTGATGCTGCCGCGGTCGCCTTGCATCACGGCTATGGTGATTGGGAACGTTACGCTGAAGGTCGCACGCTCGTTGGTCTGTCTACTAGCGCTGATGATCCATCTGACTATAAAACTATCGGCAATGAGTTTGGTGAAAATGAGCACATGCTAATTAAAGAGGAAATGCCAGCTCACGGGCATACAGTAAATATATCTACTCTTACAAAAATCGGTCACGACGACGACACAAATAGCGATCGCACTGTCTCTAACCAATCTAGTACGGTTGAGAGTGGTT